GCCGTTGTTGTACGTCGCGTTGAGGTTGCCCGTGGTGTCCGGCACCTCGTACTTGACCGGCGTGTGGTAGGTGATGCCCGAAGCCACAAGCGTGTCGACGTACTGCTTGGTCGCGACCTGAAGCGCCAAGGTCGGGTCTGCTGCGACCGTGACCTGCGTCAGCGACGGCGACATTGTGTACGCAGGATTGCCGCCGCTGGCAGCCACAACGCCGGTGCCCGAGGCGAGGAACGTCGTCGTGCCCGCAGCCGACTGGTAGGGGATTGAGCCACTCGCGCCGCCCGCGAGGTTCGTGGCGGTGCCGACCGAGATCGTGCTCGGCACGACATGCTGCCAGTAGCCGCCGCTGCCGTTGTATTGCAGCAGGTCGCCGTTAGTCGCGGCCCCCGTCTCAACGTCGTTGAGCTGGCCCAGCGAGAAGCGGGCGGTCGGGCGGACGAAGAGCGAGCCGTTGCTGGCCGCGTTGACCACTGCGGCCACTTCGACCTTGGCTGCCGGGGCGGTCGGGACGTTCTTGGTCAGGCCGCCGGGCACCGTCGGGTCGTAGTAGAGGATTTGGCCGTCGACCCACGCCTCGGCCCCGCCGGTCGTGTTGATGCTGCGCACCAGACCGAACTGGGTGACGTAACCCCAGCCGTTGTTGGCGATGTTCTCGGTCGCGACGCCCATGACGTAGGACGCCGTGTTTTTGGTCAGGCCGGTGGCCGGAGCGCCGGTAAGCGCGCCAGAGTTGCCCACCGTGCCGGTGAACATGACCACCTGCCCCTCGGTAATCGCCGAGGAGGCCTTGATGCGGAAGTACATCTCCTCGCCGATCTGGAGCGTGGCGTTGCTGCCAGCCATGCCCAGATTGAGGGTCTGGATGCCGTCGCTGTTGTCCCACCACAGACGGCCCGTAGCGCGGGCCGGAGCGGCGGTCGTATCGAAGTCGATGTAGTCGGGCGTGGCGATGCCGCCCGTGATGCCCGACAACGACGTGATGTCGCTGTTAGCGCCCGACGCAGCCGCGCCGAGGTTGGTGCGCGCACCGGCAGCCGTGGTCGCGCCCGTACCGCCGCTGGCAACGGCAAGCGTGCCGCCGAGGGTCAGGGTGCCGCTGGTGGTGATCGGCGAGCCAGAGAACGTCAGACCCGTCGAGCCGCCCGACGCGGCGACGCTGGTAACCGTGCCGGTGTAGGCGTCGTTCGAAGTGATCGTGAAGTTTGGGTAGGTGCCAGTGACGACCGTCGTGCCTGCGCCGGTCAGCGAGACGACCTGATCCGGTGCCGTGTTGGTGATCGTGAACGACGGGTAGCTGCCGCTGATCGAGATGGCCGTACCGCCGGTCAAAGTGACCGTCTGATCCGGCGCAGAGTTAACCAGCGAGCCTGCGGAGAGGCTCAGGCCGGTGCCGACAGTGATTTCCTGCGCCTCGCCCGTGCCGAGGTCCGTGCGGCCCAGCAAGCGGCTGGTGGCCATGGTCAGGCCGCTGGAGATGTACGCGCTGGGAGCGACAAAATCGACGCCCGGAGCAGCGGCCAGCATCGACAGGCCGTCGCCCTTGATCATGCCGTTGACCGTGGTGCTCAGCGTGATCTGCGGCGTGGTGTCGGCGAAGGCGACGGTGCCAGAGAAGCCGTTGGCGGTGAGCACCGAGACGTTGGTCACAGTGCCGGTGCCGGTGATGGTGCGCCAGTACGGCTCGCCCGAACCGTTAGATGTCAGCACCTGACCCGGATCGCCCGGATCGGCCAGCGCGAACTTCGTTCCCGTGGAGTACACGACGGCACCGGCAACGGGAGACAGCGCGTCGCCAGTGCCGCCGCGTCCCAAGGGGAGCGCGCCTTGGGTCTGGTTGGTATCGGAGAGGTTCACCGCAGGGTGAACGTGATCTCCGCGTGCAGCAGCATTCGATACGCCAGCCGTAGCTGAGCCGAGAGCTTGAGGGGTTGCGGAAGAGAAGTCGACAGAGAGGGTGCGGTTGCTCGCCAGCGAGCCGCCGCCAAGCAGGCCCGCGCCGGTCGAGATGAGACGGCTGTCGGGCACGTAGCCGGTGACGACAAGCGGCGTGGTGCTGATGTCCGTGATGCGGCCCTTGATGTCGACCGTGACGACAGGAACCTCAGAGCCACTGCCGTAGCTGCCAGCGACGACGCCGGTGGCCGAGAGCTGGTCAAAGCCAACGCCGCCGTTCGCGATCGAGATGACGCGGTTTTCGGACAGGTCGCCGCCGCCTGCGAGGCCAGTGCCTGCGGCGATGACGCGCGTAGAGGGGACTGCGCCAACCGCAGCGATCTGTCCGAACTGAACCTTGTACGTACGCCCGTCGAGGATGTACGGGATGTAGCCCAGCGTGCTGGTCCCCATGTATTCCGGCAGGCCCGTGATGCGGGTCGGGATCAGGTTAGTTGGGACGTTGCTCAAAGCTCATCATCCTCGAAAAAGATTAGATAGTCGTCGCTGTCCTCGGTGATGAGGAACTGCTCGCTGTTCTGGGCGATGACGCCCGACGGGTTGGTCGGGATTGGAGTGTCAGGCCGCATGAAGGGCAAGTTGATGTCCTCGGTCTGCCGAGGGGGCAGCCGGTACGGATCATACTGATCCATGTCCGCATCGCAAACACGAAGACCGGGATAATTCGGATCAGGCTGAAGTTTGTCGATTGGGAACTTGCGGCTGCACCGGCTGCAGATGCCGATGCCCAGCGTCGGGTTGCCGCGCGTGTTGAGGAAGAGCGGCATCAGCTCAGCTCCTCGTCAGGGCGCGGGTACATGAGCGCGACCTGCTCACCCTCGCGGACGGGCAAGCGGTACGGGTCGTACTCGTCGATGTCTTCCTTGCAGACCTTCAGGCCCGGATTGTTCCAGTCGCTCCACAGCTCGTCGAGCGGGAACTTACGCTTGCAGCGGTCGCAGATACCAATCCCGAGGTATTGCTTGCCGCGCGTGTCGAGGAAGCCCTCCACCGGCATGGCGTCACCGGGTGTACATTGAGATGTTGGGCAGGATCATCATCGGGCTGTCGTCCCGCTCTTCCTGCTGCGCGAAGTAGAGGGCCTCCTTGGCCTTCGCGTCGAGCATCGGGACAAGGCCCGCATCGACCTCGATGTACTCCATCGCCAGCTTCGCGGCGAGCATGGCCACGATGGCCTCGTACCAGCGCTGCGGGACTTCGATCTCTTCGGTCATGGACCCTACGTCCATGATGTAGCGCTGCCGCCACAGGACGATTTGCGAGACTTCAGCCTGCGCGTTCGGCACCGGCCACAGGTGCATGATCGGGTACTGCACCTGACGGTCGAACCAGTACTGCAGCGGGCGGTTCGACTGGAACGCCTTGTTGGGCAGGTTCGTGTACTGGTCGCGGCTCATGCGCGACAGCGGGATTTCCGTCGGCGTGTTGGCCAGATAAATCCGGTCGAAGCCGAGGGTGCCGCTGGTTGCCCGGACGCGGAAATACCGCGCCGCGATGCTGGTGTCGAGATCGAACCAAGTCCACTCCCCGGCTACTGCGGTGGGGTTCTCGGTCTGGATGACTTCCCACACCACGTTGTCGTCGCTGCGCTCAAGGGCCAGCGGCACCGAAGCCTGCGACCAGAGAACGCCGACCGTGGTCACGAAGGTGGGGTCGGTGAAATCCACCTCGCGGTAGGTCGCCTCGGTGTAGTTGATGCCGGTGACCTGCTGGACGGTGCGCAGGTTGCTGTTCAGGATGTCCACCGTGCCGATGCCCATCGTGATGTCGCCCTGCCCGTCGTAGAGCGGGTAAATCTGCTTCTCAATGCACCAGAGCTGGATGCCCCGGTTGGAGAGGTCCGAGAGCAGCAGGTAAAGCTGGTCGTTGGCGATGTCGACGTGCTCGGAGGTGAGAGACTGGGCGGGCAGCTTACAGCGCCGCGCCGCGTTCTCAATCACGCGCCGAGTGTTGAACGTCGTCTGTGATACCGTGCCGGAATAGGCCATGGGGTTCCGCTCGCTTCGTTAACGCAGCAGCATGCCATGGCGGGCAAGCATTTCTGTCCGTGGCACTATACCGCAGGCCGGAGCCTGCGGCAAGTGAACGCTGCTCTTACTTCTTTTTCGGCATCGCGGCCAGACCGCCGTGCGAGCGCTTGATCAGCGGCACGCGCGGATCGCGCGGGCGGCGAACCATGCGGCTCTCACCGGCTTCCTCTGCCTGCATACGCTCGGCGCGGGCCAGCGTTGCGGCCATGGCGCGCTTCTCGGCTTCGGTCATGCCGCCCATGCCAGCGGCACCGCGCGCTGAAACGCCAAGCTGTTCGTTGCTGATCGGGCGGCCCTTGCTATCGACCGGGCGCGACGAAGTGCTCTCCATCATGCCGCCACGGGCCTTCTTGGCCGGGATCTTCGCACCGGCCTTGCGCGCTTCACTCAGGGCGATGGCGACGGCCTGCTTCGGGTTGGTGACTTCCGGACCCTTCTTCGAGCCGCTGTGCAGCGCGCCCGACTTGAACTCGCCCATCACCTTGGCGATCTTGGCCGCGCCCTTGACCTTGCCGCCCTTGGCGTAGCCATCGCACGAACCACCCTTCATGTAGTGGGTCTTGGTGCTGTTCTTGAAGCCGTCCATGTTACTTGCCCTTCTTTCGCGCTACGGCGAGGTTATCGACGAGATTTGGGTAGGGCCGACCGGCGGCCTTCGCGCGCCGCTTCGCAGCGGCCTTCTTCTTGACCGAGAGGCTCTTGGGCTTGCCCAGATCCTCGGGGCGGTCTTTGTCCCAGATTGGCTTGGTCACATGACCCCCTTCGGCTCGGCAGTCCCACTTGCGCAAAGACAGAGCCTTGCGCGTGGGGCGGCCCTTTTCGTCCTTCATCGGCCCCGGCATGCCAGACATCCGCGCGCAAAAGCTCTTGCGGCGGGCGGCGGCCTTGGGTGATTTCTTGGCTTGCTTGGCGCTGACCGGCGGCTTGATGTCATGCCCCTGAGCGCGCAGCGATGCGCGCCCCTTGGCATTCAGGCCGCCTTCAGGGTTCTTACCCTCCTTGCGGGTCCACGCGCCGCTCATATCAAGCGTACTTCTTCACCATCTCAAGGATGATGGTGTAGGTGTCGCCAGCGCCTGCGCCGATCGTGCTGAACAGGATGTCCCCGTTCTTGCCGGTGCCTGCGTCGTTCGGGATCTGGAACTTGTCGAAGTCGAAGCTGTAGACGCCCGGTGCGGCGATAAACGCCGGAACATCGGTGTTCGCGTCCCACAGGATCGACACGGACATGCCGTTGATCGAGACGTGGATGCGCTCCAGCGTGACGCCCGTGCAGGCCTGCTGGAATGAGTTAGCCGAGAGGGCCGAGACGTCCACCTTCAGCACGGCGGTCTCGCCGGTGCCGTCAGAGACGTTGGTGAACTTCATGATGGCCTTGCGTTCGCCATCAAAAATCGTCTGCGAGGTGACTGCGTCAGCCATCGTTAACTCCTGAACAAGTGGGGTGGGCCGAAGCCCACCCCGCCCCCGTTAGTTCTGGACGTACAGAACAGTGACGCGGACCGAACCAGCCGTGGGCTGGCCGACCGAGGTCACGGTGACAACAACCGAGGTGTTGTTGTCGATGTCGTCCATGGCAGCGAGCTGAGCGGCGCTGAAGCCGTTCGACTTGCGACCAGTGGTCTTGACGTTGATGCTGCTCAGGTACTGGGTGCCGCCCGAGGCGGTACCAGCCGAAAGCGTGGCCGACGAAGAGCTGTCGTAAGCGGTCAGGACGTCGACAACGAAGTCAACGATCTGAGCGTTTGCAGGCAGCGTAAACGTCAGGTTCTGCACGAGAGTAGCGTCAAAGCCGACAAGGCCGGTCTTCGACAGAACAACGGTGCCGGTGTCAGCGCCGGTGTTGTCGAGGCCGGTGCCCGTCTGGAACGGGCCAGTCATGTAGGTGCCCATGGCGTTCTCCTATAGAGGAGAGGCTGGGGGCCGAAGCCCCCAGACCTCATTAGATGCCAGCGGTGCCGTACACGCCGCGCGGGTCGGTCCAGCCGAACGCGTAACGCTCGGTGGCCTTGTAGCGCATGCTGTCGGTTTCGAAGTCACCTTCCATCGACTTTTCCAGACCGCGACGCATAGCCAGCTTCAGGCCTTCCGGCGCATCGGTCTGGACCCACCATGCGGTGGTCGAGGTGATACGCGAGAGGTTGGCCTGACCGCCGTCCAAAAGTCCCATGCTTTTCACGGGGTTGACGTCATTATTTGCGGTGCCAGCACGCAGAGCCGACTTCAGCAGAACTTCCGCTTGGAAGACGTTCGAAGGACCGGAAACGATCTTCTTCGGCGTCAGGCGGATGCGCTTGCCGTTGTTGTCCACTGCGTTGCGGATCTGGATCAGCAACTGTTCCAGCGAGGTCTGCGACAGGTTGGCCGCAGTCGTGAGCTGGTTCGAGAAGGTGCCAGTGGCAATCGGGTGAGCCGTGTTGACCAGCGAAACGCCGTCGCCCCCGGCATAGGCCGAGTTGAACGCGCGGTTCAGGATGTTCGCGCCAAGGGTTTCCTTGGTCTCGATCAGCGACTGAGCGAGGTGGCGAGCATAGGTCTGACCGATACGGATGTGGTCACCGTCTTCGACAAGAACCTTGGTCAGAGCGAAGGCCAGACCGTAGACCTTGTAGACGTAGCGCTGGATGAACAGCACGCCGCCCGACTGGTAGGTGACCGGCATACCGTCCGGAAGTTCCGGAGCGGCACCGAAGCCGAACAGGACAGGCTCTTCGTGGTAGTTCCGGGGAATGCCCTTGAACTCCTTGAAGACCTGCGACCATTCGTCAGCGCGCTGGTCATAGATGCCGTTGAACTCTTCGTTCAGGATCGGCTCGACGATGGAGCGGAAATCAGTACTCCGCATTGGGGTAGCCATGGTTCAAGCCCTCCTTAGTAAGCGGCGCGGTCAGCGACGTTCTGGTGCTCAGAGATCTGAACCTGAACGATCGTGTAGTTGTCACCAAACGCATTGTCCGGCCCCGGAGCGAGGTCGATGATGCGCAGCGAAGCGTTGCCCGAAGTGGTCAGCGTGGCGGTGTCCAGCATCAGAGCCGACAGACCGGTGACGGTCGAACCAGCGGTGATGGTGGTGAAGTCCGCCTGCGAACCGATGTCGGTCACTGCGAGCGAGCCATTGGCTTGGATCTCGTAGACGATCGACGGGTCCAGCGTCACGTAAGCGACGATGTCGGTGCCAGCCTGCGAGGCAGTCCACTTGTTCGACACGCGGCGGCGACCGTCGCTGTCGGTGAACTCAACGCCCTGAAAAGTGCCGATGAAGCGGTCGCCAATGGCGGCAGCCTGTACAGTACCATCAGTGCCGATCTTGACCGGCTGGTTCTGGAGGATGTTCGAAGCGTAGCCCGTCAGGATCGTGTAAGCGGTGGGGCGAACCACGCCGCTCGGCGAGTAGGACGGACGAAGGCCGAACGGCTGAGAAACAGTGCTCATGTTCAGTCACCTCAAAAAAGGTTTGCGGGACCGCGTCAGGAGAAGATCCCCGAACGCGGGTGGTGGTCACCACGCATTTCCTGCATACCATCTCCCTCGATGAGGGCCGCACCGGCTCGGGCTGCCTGTTCGCGCATCATATCCGCGACTTCGGCGAGCTTGTCCTCTTCGCGAAGCGGAGCGTTGTGGTGAGCTTCCTGCATGAACTTCTCGTAGAGGCTCTGCGGCAGCTTAAACGCCAACATCTCGTTCACACCAATGAAGCCGGTCCATTCGCCCGTCTTCACCGAGGCATATTCCATCCCCGGAACCTCTTCCGGCTTCACAGCTTCGTAGCCGAGCTGCATGCGCCGATGGATGGGGTCACGCGGATTGGTAGTAGTGAGCCAGCACAGATGATAGCCGGGGATTTCCGGCAGATCAGGCAGTGCGTCGTTGAAAAGCTGGTTCCGGAACATCTCCAGTCGATCGTCCTCAGAGATCTCGCGGTTTTCGGTGACGCGACGGTCACTAGCACCACGGGTCTCCCGGCGTCCGACAACATCGAAGCCCTCGGCCCTCTTCAGGCGGTTATCTTCAGTACCTTGTGTCATGTTGGCTTACTCCTTCAGCTAGCCGAACTATTGCGATCGTAGGCCTGATACGCCTTAAGCATTCGGTTCCGCGCAACGGGATCATCCCAAACACCTGCTTCGATCATAGCCTGCTTACGTTCTGGTGTCACGTAGATTTCACGCTTGGTGCTCTGGGGAGCATGCTCACGCGTGTTGCCGGTCGGCGGGGCCTTCCGGCGGGGGCGCTCGGAGGCCTTGCGCTGCTGCGGCTCGTCGCCTTCGCCAAAGGCGTCAGCCACGCGTGCAGTCAGCTCCTCCCAGTAGTCGCGCGACGCCGGGTTGTAGCCCTCGCGGGCCAGCTCGGCGTCGATTGCCTTGGTCAGGGCGCTGTCGCGGTCACGGCCCTGCGGGTCGTACCACGGGTTCGCCTGCATCCACTCCTTGGCGTAGTTGACCACGTTCGGGTCGACCTGCGGGGCGCGGGGCTGGGCGGCCTGCTGCTTGGCGTACTCAAGCTGCTGCGCCTGAGCGATGGCCTGATCGCGGATACGCATCGCCGCAACCACGTCCTCGCCGTTACCGGTCTCGGTGGCCTTGGCGATGACGTGCTCGGCCTGAGCGATCTCGGCGCGTGCCGCCGCGATCTTCTGCTCAAGCGTCTGGACCGCGCTCTGGTGGGTGGTGCCTTCGATTGCAGAGAGACGACGCAGCATCTCTTCGTTCTGGCGCTGAAGCATCTCGATCTTCAGCTCAGCGGCTTCCTTGGCCCGGCGCGCGATCTCGCGCCGCTTCTTGCGACGCTCGCGGTTGAGCTTGGTGTTGGCCGAGATTTCCTCTTCGCTGTCGTCGTCCGACGCGGCGAGGCGGTCTTCGTCCTCATCCTCGTCGTGATCGTCAGCGTCGTTGTCCTGCGGCTCCGGCTCCTTGTCTTCCTCGGGCGGGGTCTCGACGGGGATCAGCTCCTCGTCGTCGTTCTCAGTAAGGGTGTTGTCAGTCATAACCGGCTTCCTTCTGTAGCCTTATCAATCAGATAAAAGCCTTGATGGCCAGCGGGTCGCCGGTCACCTTGCCAATCAGATCGAGGTCGTTGAAAATGACAAGCAGAACCTCCTGCTCGCCGTCGAGGGACTTGGTAGTCCAACGATCTCCGCCGTACTTGGGCACACGCACGAAGTCGCCCGGCGAGCACCAGCTCCCTTCAGGCCACGGGTCCATGGTGGTACGGTTCTTGAACGCAAGCTCACCGACGCAGAGCACCTTCGCAACTTGGGTGTTCCACGCGTCGGTCTCACGCGTCTCAGTGGTTAGGATGATCCCGCCCTTGGTCTGGGTCTTGGGCGTGCGGATCTGGACGATCACACGGCTGCCAAACGGCTGGATGCCGGGGTCACAGGGCGGAAACGCCTCGTCGGCGTTGTCGTACCCAAACTCAACCTTATTCGCTAGTTCTAGCATGTGCGCTCCTGTTGCTAGAGGTGGAAGTCTCTTTTTTCCCTTTCAGCCACCATGTCGATCAGCGTGCGCTTGGCGTGCTCTAGGCCTGCGTAGAGGCCCACGGCTCTGCCGTAGTCGAACGCGTCTCGTCCAGACGGCTGCGCCAGCGCTTCGGTAGCAAGCCGGGCTTGCTCTGTCTCCAAGCGCTGGAGCAGGGTCTCCAGCTTCACGCTGGGGTCTTTTTACCGCCGCTGACTTCGAACTTGGGGTGCTGCCCCATCTTCATCAGCTTGTGCAGGTTGGTGTTCTCGGCAGTCATGCTGCCCTTGGTCGGGCCGCTGCTCGGGGTAGCGGTGACAGCTTTGTTGTTGGCCATGGTCGTTATCCTCACATGTTGGGATTGGGGTTGATGCCGGTGCCAGTACTGACCGCGACGCGTTCGCCCGACGCGATCTCGGCTGCGGCCAGTTCCATGGCCGTGCGGTTGTCGTCGGTGTTCATAGCAATGCGTGCCTGAAGCTCGGCAGCCTTGCGCTGGTCCTCGCTCTGCTGGCGTAGCTGCTCGATCGACAGCTCCTGCTGCATCTCGGCGGCCTTGAGCTGCATGTCTTGCTGGTCCTGCGCCTGCTGCGTTTGCAGCTTCTGCATGTCGATCTGCATGCGCTGCTGCTCGGTCTGCTGCTGAAGCTGGAGCTTCTGCATGTCGAGCGCCAGACGCGGGTCTTGCGGCGCGGGCATCTGCTGCTGGAACTGCTGCATGATCTGCTGCGCCTGCTGGATGACCTGCGGCACGCCGTTCAGCGCCTGACCGCTCTGCTGGAGCGCCACGTCCGATGCGGTGGCGAGCATGCGGTCGAGCGCCTGCTTCGCCTTGGTGTCGCGCTTGTCCATCTCGCGCATGACCTCGCCCAAGTCCTCGCCGCCCATGCCCTCGGTCGAGATGTCGAACACCGTCGAGGCGTACCACAGGGCGACGTGCTCCTTGATGTGGTTCAGGATGGCGGGGATGAAGACCGGTGCGAAGACCGGGTTCATGCCGAACATCGGGTTCATCAGGTAGCTGATGTGCGTCTTGAGGTGGGCGATGTGGTCCTGCTCGGGGAAGGCAGTGACCGGGCGGCCCAGCGACGCGGCGACGTTCTCGTTGACCGCGTTCTGCTCGGTCGGCTCCATGGCCGGGTTGAGCAGCTCCTTGGCCTCGGGGATCTTCAGCGTCTCAAGGATGCGCTCCTCGACCTTGCGCTGGTTGTACAGCATCGGCAGCGCGGCTGCACGCTGCGCCACCGCCTGCACCTGCGCGTAGCGCTGCGTCTCGGAGAAGATGTTCGGGTCGCTGACCGGCACAACGTCGAGCACGCCGTCGAAGTCGTCGCGCTTTGCAAGTTCCTCGCCAGCCTGCTGCTCCAGCTTCTCGTCGTCGAGGTACAGGCCGTTGAGCCGGTCGAGGATGCGCAGCATGCGCGCCATCGCGTCGTGCAGGCGTTCGTGGATGGCCGAGTAGACGACCGCGCCCTGCTCCAGCTTGGCCAGCGTCGTGCCGACCGGCGCGTTGGCGTCGCCGTCGGCGATGTCTTCGAGCGACGTGCGGACCACGCCCTTGCCCGCATCGACCAAGAAGCCCAGCAGGTTGAACAGCACGGGGTTGGGCGGGTTGTACGGCAGGGGCATGGCCAGCTTGCGCACGTCGTCGACGTTGAGGCCGCCCTCGATCTCCTCGACCTGACCCGGCTGGATCGTCAGCGACTGGCCGCCAGCCGTGCCGCCCTTGAGCTTCAGCATGGTCTGGCTGTTGCTGATGTGCGCCGCGTCGAGCAGCGCACGCAGCGCGCCGGTGGCCGCGCCGGAGAGGCCGCCGATCATGTGCGGCAGGCCGATGGGGTAAGCACCGCGCCACGGGATGAACGGGAACTCGACGAACCACTGCAGCTCTTCGCGGCTCTCGTCGCCCTCTTCCCAGTTGCGATAAATCGCAAG